CACTGTCGCTCCCAGGTGTCGGCGCGGTAGCGCTCACGGACTCTCACCGAGTCAAAAATCCGCTCAAGCACGTCAGGGCGGTCGCTGAGTAGGCTCCGGCTCCGGTGGTCGAGAGACTCCCAGAAGCGGCGCTTGGTGACGGTGTCGAGCGGCAGAGGGCAGAACTCGGTCACTTTGTATCCTCCGCCAGTGCCTCTCTGTCCTGAGTGAAGTGCTCCGGCATACTTTCTGCATGCTCGATGCCGAGAGCCTTCTCCTGCTCCGCGATGAGGCGGTCGAGGTAGTACCTCGCTTTCTTCAAATCTGCAAGGCTTGTGCCTTTCCAGCGCCAGCGAAACATGTACTTGAGGACGGTTCCGGTGAGGAATCCCTCGTAGCCTGACAGCCCCGTGCAGGCGGACTCGATGGCGTCTATCGCCTCGATTTTGCCGCGGTTGTAGTAGTCTCTCTTGTCAATAATCATAACTGTGTCCTCGGTCTCCAAAGCCTTTCCGTTACATGGCTAGTCGTCTTTGCCGCCATGGTTGTAACCTTGTTCCACTCCGCGATGCACACAAACCGCTCTTCCGGCATCTGATACTCCGAGATGTAGACGGGCAGCTTCTGCGCCTCGCACCAGCTGTAAAACACCTCAGCGTCAAATGAGGTATCGGCATAATCCTTGCTTTTGTCTGCCGTATCTTTGTACGGCGGATCGCAGTAGATGATTCCCGGCTCGTCAAAGCGCATCTCCCGGTAGTCCATGCTGTACACCGTCAGCGCGCCCGGCAGGCGCTCAAGGCTCTCAAGGCTCTGAAGGCTCTGAAGGCGCTCAAGGCTCTCAAGGCTCTGAAGGCACTCAAGGCTCTCAAGGCTCTGCAGGCTCTGCAGGCTCTCAAGGCTCTCAAGGCTCTGCAGGCGCTCAAGGCGCTCAAGGCTCTCAAGGCTCTGAAGGCGCTCAAGGCTCTGAAGGCTATTCGACGTAGCCCTCACCCTGCGTATCTGACGGTATATCGGCTTGTCGAGAATGTCCGGCGTGAGCGTCCCTGCGGCAAGCTGGGCTTTAAGGCTCTCAACGATAAAGTGCCCTGCCTGAACGCGTCTCTGCTTCCTGTCCTCAATCGGCGCAAGGCCTGATGCGAGAGCGTCCGCGGTCTCCGGGCAGAGCGCCGCCCACGGAGCAAAATCGCGCCAGAATATCGCGTAATGCAGCGCGCGCTTGTAAGGCTCAAGGCCTTGCGCGTACATGTACGACCGGCAGTCATTGCCGAATGAGAAGCACATCGCGGCGTAGGCGTCAGTGCTCTTGAGGCGCTCAAAGTCCTCGCGCGAAATCCACCTGTCCTCATGCGCGTAGTCGCCATGAATGGCTTTTTGGAACGCGGCAGGAAGCCAGCCGCGGCGGTCATTGATGACGAAGCGCTGGTATTTGCCCGAGAGCATCGCGGCATGGGTAACAGCGCACCCGCCGCAGAAGACGTCATACAGGACAGGAGCAGACGGCAGGGCGTCAACGAGGCGCTTTGCTATGCGGTTCTTTGATCCCTGGTACGGCAGGCCGTAATTCATAATCAACCCCTTTTTACTGACAATATTCCGTTTTTTCTTTCAATAGTCAGATAATAGCCCGGCCGGTTCATAGCAGATTCAAGATCATACGGCGTCAAAGATTCCCCCGCCTGTAAAAATCCTCTTTCCTGCAGGGCGGTAGTTAAAATATCCGCTATATCAAAAATATCAAGCGTGATTTTTGAGGTTATAAACTCTTCACGTGTCATCATAATCACATCATAAAAAGCATTGCAACAAGCACCGCGGCGCCTGCCATCATCGCGCCCAGGAGCAGTGCCGCGATATCGGCCTGCCCGCTCTGCAGGAAGAGACGTACTTCATCGGCGCGGCGGTTTGCAAGCCCCTGGATAAACTTATGCTCTGAATACACCCACATCTTAAAAGCGCGCGCCGCCGCCATCTTGTCTCCCTGCTTAATCTTCCTGCGTACAGTGCTGTCGAGATAGGCATTGGAGCCGATGTTGAAAACAAGGCTGCAGAGCGCGTCAAACTCGTTCTGCGTGACTAACGGCTTATCGCGCCCCGTGACCAAATCCGCGTTTAGTGTGCGCTCAACCCAGGCGAAGTCATCGCGGATAAACTGCTCGGCCTGCTCTCTGGTAATTACATCTCCGGGCTTTACGCCTTTCGTATGCCCCCAGCCGATAGTCCATACGCCCTTGCTGTCCTGGTAGGCCTTGAGGCGCAAAGCCTCATGAGACTTGATGAAATTCACACCGTTCTGACTTAATCTCATACACCCTCCTCACCTGAATAACGGGCATTTGTTATCCTTCAGCTCTTCGATTTTAGCACGAAGCACATGCTCCCCGGTGCCGAAGAACGCGTCAAACATGTAATTGTGCATAGCACCTCACTCAAACAGCGGGCACCCGTCATCGCGGAATGCCTCGATTTTAGCCTCAAGGCTCCCGCGGTCTGTATGAAAGAACGCCGCGAGGCAGTCAAGGCACATGAAGCGACTAATATGGCGTCCCAGGAGGCGTTTATTAAGCCCTATAACGTTGACGCTTACGGGCTTATCGCATCTACAGCACTTTGTCTCCCTGACGCGTCCGGCGGCTATCGAGTGATAGCGCAGGCACCCGTCAAGGCTCTTATGGCACTCGGCGCAATGGCGGCATTTATCGCTGATGTGCACCGCCCTGCCGGTGAAGGTGATACAGCCGTAAGAGCAGTCGGCGGCGCACTCCTGGCATGCGATACAGCAGGCCGAGCGGCGGAAACACTCTTTAAGCAGCTTTATAAACTTCCTGTCTGTCTCAGCTGTCGACGCCTTAAATCCCTGTTTTGTCTCCTCAAGAGTAAATACGCGCTCTTTGCCCCGAAAAAGGAGCGTATAGGGGCTTGACGCAGTCTGCAAAACACCGATAGTCTTAATCCACTCGCGCCAGTCGGTATGCGGATTGCTTACGGTGATATGCCATTCGGCGCCCTGCTTATAGTCATGGTAGCCCGTCTCTATCGTCAGGTCGGCGCCGTTTCTCCTGGCTGTCCAATTGCCCTCGAGATAGGCTCCGAGGTCGCGCGGCTCAGTATGCTTAGGCTCGTACGCCTCGCGGATCATCTGGTAATATTCGCCGGTCTCTTCGGGATATGACGCAACGCGGAACCACTCGTTTATCCCGCCGGCCTTCGGGCAGACAAGGCACCCGGCGCGCCTGTTTCCCTTCTTGTAGCCCGCGTTGACGGGCAGGCTATGCGTATAGATATACAGCCATACCTCGGCGCTGCTCCAGTCGATGATAGGATAGGCGTTATACTGCCCTTTGTGCTTCATGCCCTTCGAGACAGGCTCATAATGGCTCCTGCGGGCGCTCTCGGCGTGCCTGACTCCGGTAAATGCCAAATCCGTAAATTCTGCCTTGCCCGCGACATCACGAAGAAGCTGGATCTGCGGCGCCGTCTTATGCACCGAGCAGCACCATCTCAGTACATCAGCAGGAGGCCCGAACTCGCGCCATGAGTCGGAAGGATCAAAAGGTGCCTTCGAGGTCAGGAACTCAATCCCCGCGGCGGCGCACCGCTCTTTAGTCTCCTTCACGCACTGGTAGGTGTCAGGGAACTCCATGCCGGTATCCCCGAAAACTACTCTGAAATCATTATGCGGCAGTGCCCGTGAGACGAGATCAAGCATGACTATGCTGTCCTTACCGCCACTGAAACTTACATAGAACAAATCACACTTATCGGCGTACTCAATCCGCACGGCCTGGATAAACTTTACGCTCTGCGCTGTCAGACGGTCTAGCAGCTCCCGGTTCTTGTCGCACATCAGAGGGATATCGCAGGGCATGAGCGGGCGCCCGTCAATCTCGGGCTCCTCAAAGACTGTAATCTCTGGCGGAGTGGCGCAGGTGCCTCCTGTCGTCTTCATGACCTTGCGCCCGCGATAGTAATAGACGCTGTTTATAGCCCACATCAGGGGCGCAGGGCAGGCGGCGTCATAGCGCCAGCGCCTGTCCATGCCGAGAGTGTTCAATTCCTCGGCGTATACCGGGCGCGCCTCACGACGGGGAATCTCGCCGCCTGTATCGCGCCAGGACAGCTCTATCCCGTTGGTTTCGGGATCGAAGTCAAAAATATACATCAGGAGGCCTCCGGCGTGAACTCGATATCGTGGAAGCGCTCAGGCCATCTCATGACAAGCTTCTGACGGGCA